AGGCAGCTGTTCAAGCGGTTGCTGCAATCGGTAATTGGGGAACTGATGTAGAAGGTTTCTACACTGTATCTGGTGATTGCTTGGTTGTACCAACTATGCTTGCAGACAATGAGCCAAATGCTTTCGCAATCGCTGACATTCAGCAAGCTACAAGAATGGCAAATTATCCTGCTGCTCCAGTTGCTTTTGGTGGTGCTGCTATGCAGCGTTACGCTAATGCGATGGCTGCTGGCTGCTGTACTCAGTACGGTATCGACTTGCTTGCTATTACTCAGCAAAACGGTTTCGGATTCGCTTATGACAGTCGCTTGGCTGCTGCACAAGGATCTCAGACTAAAGCGTTGGTTACAACAGCAGGAGCGATCCAGTGGTTGTCATTCAACCTTGCAGATTGGAACACTGGAATCACGCCAACGGCAGGATCAAACTACTCTAAGACTTTGGTGTTTACACCAGCAGGAGTGCCATGTGATCTTACGATGAAGGATGACTGCGGTAACTTGTCTATTGTATTGACTACAACTGGCAAGATCGTAACGCTTCCAACTGACATCTACGAGGCGAGCGATAAGTTCTCAGGTGTGAACTACGTTAACTGCGTTTCGATTGTAAACCCGTAATCGGGTTAACAGCCTTGATCACGCAAGACGATCAGGATTTGTTAACCCAAGACGGAGTTGATTATCTATCAACCGAATAAGAGGGGGGCTTTATGCCTCCCTTTTTTTATCTTTGTAAAAAAATAACCATCAGATGTGCATTGAATCGTTACTTGGATTGAGAGATTGCAATCAGGTTGAACCATCAACGGGGCTTTATATCGATGATCTCGGAATCAACACCACATTCTTAGGTCAATTAATTACCGATCAATATCTGCAAGGCAGCGAGTTGTTCACATCTAAGAGAGCGTTTGCGTGGCGTAAATTATCTTCTGATGTATTGACACGACTTGCGCCCGTAATGAAAGCAGACACCGTTATTGAGGGCAAAAGAGTAGGTCAGTTGGTGAGTAACTATTCCAATGTGCAAACCGCAGCAGGAGCAGGGCGATATACGGGCATCCGATTGAAGATCGATCCGCAGTCATTGTCATTCCTTAACTTCTACTTAGCCGATATTAACTTAGCGGTGGATGCTGCCAATGTCAATGTGCCGATCCTGATCTTCGATATGTCAACGCTGAAGTTGATTGAAACTTTCACGTATGCAACGGGATCGCTCGATCAATTTCTTGGTAAGACATTCGCCAGTGCGAGGCGCAAACTTGACATCGCCATCGTTTACGAATCGACATTTGATTCAGCGAAGATGGTAACTAAGAAAGGTCATTGCTTCGATTGTGGTGGAGGAGTTAGAGAGGCGCACATCTGCCCGTTCGTGGATGCTATAGGCATCGATCTAACTACCAATGGAACTGATGTGCTATCTTCGATTACAAGCAAGTACACCGCAGGGATGAGCATCAACTATAACGTGAACTGTGATCGTCAAGGATGGCTTTGTTCAATCGGTGGGCTGATGGCTTTGCCTTTGGCTTATGCAACGGCAGTTGAGATTTACAACTATGCTCTAACGGCATCACCTAACCAAAGGGTTAACACTACCGTATCAGTGAACAGAGGGCAGAAACCTTTTGCCACTGCCGATGCAGTTGAGGGCATTGTGGCTGCTCGTGATATTGCAGCAACAAGATACAATGAAGAGTTAGGGGCGATGCTTCAGAATATGAGGATGCCTGATGATTCGCACTGTTGGGATTGTCGCAGGAATATGAAGTATGTAACAGCACTACCGTAATGGCATCGACTCCTGATCAAGTACAGCAGAGCCTTAATGTTTTATTAGAAGGGTGGATATCTAAGTTCACACCTTTGTACTTGCCCGTTCGAGAGATGAAGCGGTTAATGTTCAAACGCATCTTTGGCACTGGATCATCGGGTGGCACAAACAGCGAAGGTCAGAAGCTACCGACTAAGCCATACAGCACAACTCCGATCTACGTATCACCAAGATCGCTGAGAAATGCACCATCAAAATTTAAGGTAGGTAAAACGGGAAACCCGATCGAATCACTTTACTTTCCTAATGGCTATGCTCAGATCAAATCTGAAACATCGGCAAAGTTACCTTTAGAGTTAACGGGAAGATTGAAAGGTGGGTTCTTGTCTGAGGAAGTAATCACTGAGGGCTTGGAGGCTGCTATCGCTTTGCCTGCATCAGAATCAGGAAAGGTCGATGGACTTGAATTAAAATACGGAATAATCTTTCAGCCTACTGCATTTGAGCAGGAGCAGATGCTTGAAGAACACGCTCTAATAATTGCAGAACAAATCATTAATGCAATGAACAAACAATAAGATGAATCTACTTTCCCAAATTATTGAGAGGCTTAATCAGCGCATTGGTGCAGGCAATATCTTCGATCAGATTTACGGTCTATCAGAACTTTCGGCAGACGGCAATGATAAGGCTTGGGTACACTACATCGGCAACGGTCAGGCAGTGCCAGTTACTAACTTCGATGCTCATCAAGCGACAATCTTCTGGGCGAAGCGTGGCAAGATCACAGTGCAGAAAGTTGATTCAATCAAGCTATCAGGCTGCAAGGCATTGTATGAAACGAAGTTCACGCTATCGGCTTATGTTGTTGCCCGTAAATCTCACTTGCCTTGTGATGCTGCCGATGCTCAGGATTGGTTGGCTTCAAGAGTTCTGAGATTGGTATCAGGCACAGATCCACTATTCAAGACTTCCATCGGGGTGGTATCTTATGAGGTTATTCCTAATGGATATGCTAACGAGGTCAAGTCATTAACTGCCAATTATGAGTTCGCTTGTGTAACCATTGATGTTGATGTGAATGTTGTTTCACCTTCTGAGGATGGCTGCTACGATACTTGTGGCAGTGGCGATATTCCATTGCCTGATCTGATCCCTTGTACACCTTGCTTGACTGAGGTTGCTGTGGATGGTGTTACGATTACCGGAAACGGTACTGAAGCAGATCCATTAGTGGCTATCGGTGGCGGTGGTGGTGGTGGTATCTTGGTGGCATTGCCTTTCTCGACTGACCATCTAACTGCAACGGGCAATCCTTATACTGTCGGGAATGTGGTGTGGTATCTTGGCAATGTTTATCGCTGCATCGCAAACAACGATTCTATCCTGCCAACCAATGCAACCTATTGGGTTAATCTTGGCGCAGGCTTCCAAGCGGTTGAGCGTCCTGCTGATTGGAACGCAACAACGGGCAACAATCAGATATTAAACAAACCAACCATCCCTGCTGCCCAAGTCAATAGCGATTGGAACGCAAGCAGCGGAGTGGCTGAGATCCTTAATAAGCCAACTATTCCAGTTTTGCCTGCCACTATTGTTGAGGATGTAACGGCAACATCTCCGATCTTTTCAAGCGGTGGTGCAACTCCTGATATATCAATTCAGCCTGCCAACTTATTTGATGACGGCTATCTTACATCAGCAGACTTCACTTCCTTTTTTAACAAGTTCGATGTGCCAACTGGCACGAACGCTGACTATCTTGATGGAACGGGAACACCTACACCATTCCCAACGATTCCAACGGGCACAGTTACATCGGTTAACTCAGGCATCAACATCAGCGTTGACAATACCAATCCTGCTGCACCAATTATCAATTCACTTTCTGACCGTTACAAGACTACCTCAACAACATCGAACAGCGTAACCAACGGATCGAAGTCGTTTACTGTTGATCTTAATCTTTCCTATATTCCATTGCAGGAGATCTTAGTGGTTCATAACCCTGCAAATCACATGCATGGTGAGGTTACTTCTTACAATGCTGCTACGGGTGCATTGGTGGTTGATATTAAAACACATACGGGCAGCGGAACTTATACGGCTTGGACACTAAATCTTGATGGTACTCCCGTTGATGCTTTGACTGGATCAGGAACGGCTAATGAGATCGCATACTTTACGGCTGCAAGAATATTAGCATCTTTGCCCGTTGCTACCTACCCAAGCCTTACTGAGTTAAGTTATGTGAAAGGTGTAACATCTGCAATTCAAACGCAGATCAACGGCAAATTTAACACACCATCAGGCACAACTGCTCAGTATGTTAGAGGCGATGGATCATTGGCTACATTCCCGACAGTACCGTTGATCTATAAAACAACAGTTGATAGTGCTACGATTTCAGGAGCAAGCAATACTGCTGTTTATACTCAACTTATTGCAGCCAATACTTTTGCCGCAGGAGATATAATAAGGGTTAACTTTAGAGGAAGAAAGACTGGCAATAGCGCAAACTTAATTCAGAGAATCTACCTCAACACAACTGCTGACTTATCTGGCAGCCCTATTTTAGTGGCAAGTTATCAAGCCACTGGAGTGGTTACGATTCAACAAATGATTCGTCATTTAGTTATTAAAAATGCAACTACTAATACAGAATCTTTTACTGTTGGAAATCCATCAGATTTTGGATTATCCAATGGAACTACTACTGCGGCTATAAATTGGACAACAAATCTTTACATGGTTTTTGCTCTTCAAATTGGAGGAACAGATACAGCTACGGGATCAATGTACTTAATAGAAAAACTATGATAGACATAACTTTTGAAAATGGCTTTGTAACCTTTCAATCATCAGTTTGCGGAATTGTGAATTCTCAAATAGAATCTTTAGAAATTGTTGATGATAGCAGCTATCATTTAGGAACTTCTTTGGGCATCTTCTTAATTAACATTGAGCAGTTTAGCATTAATGGCAATCAATTTAATACTTCAATAGATGCTATCGAGTATCTTAATTCTTTGTAAATTTGTAAAAAACTAAGCAATCATGGCAGGCATTAAAGTTACCGACTTACCAGTATTAGGAGCAGCAGAAACAGATGATGTGTTCTACATCGTTGATACCTCAACCAATACATCCAAGCAGATTGAGGTTGGTGATTTGTTTAGCAGTGGAACTTTCACACCAACCATATCAGCAGTAACAAATGATGCAATCGTATCAATATCAGATTGCTTTTTTGCTAAGGTTGGCAAGTGGGGTAATTTGTCTTTTGTTTTAGATTGTCAAATGGATGCTGGATTTTCAGGAACTTCATTTCAAATAACTCTCCCATTTACTACTGACAACATATCTGTTTTAACATTTGGGAATCAATCTTTAGTTATAGATAATTTTTTAAGTACTGCAACTGGAGCGACTGCATCATTAAGTCCCCAATCCTTGAATACGGGAGATAACATTGAAAAATTAGAAGTTTCAATAAATTTCTTTCTTGTATAAAAATCAAATCTAAATGCGCTCCACATCAGCAGCAGGCTTGGCATTGATTAAGAAGTACGAGGGGCTTAAAATCAAAGCCTATCTATGCCCTGCTAAGGTGGCAACAATCGGCTATGGTTCAACTCGCTATCCAAACGGCAAGAGGGTTGAGATCAATGATAAGCTAACCAATGAAGCGGAAGCAACTCAACTGCTTCTGTCAACGCTCAACGCATTTGAAACGGCAGTCAATAAGAACCTACCGAATATTAACCAATGCCAATTCGATGCGCTTGTAAGTTTATGCTACAATATCGGAGGGGCATCATTCGCCAAGTCTACATTGGTACGTAAGGCAAAGGTCAATCCTAATGATCCAAGCATCCTCGATGAGTTTATGCGGTGGAATAAGGCAGGCGGCAAGGTATTGGCAGGGCTAACCACAAGACGAGCAGACGAGGCTAAGTTATACTTCAAGGCGTGTAAAGATTAACGCCAATCTTGCCAAACTTTCTCAGGCTGCAATCGTATCTTTAATCATGGCAGCAAGAGTTAATAAGTCAAAAAAGATATTCAATATCGTTATCAAGCATTGGCGTTCAACCATTGGCTCGCTGATGATCTTAGTATCAATTTACTTGCTAATCTTCAAGGTCATAACAACGGAAACGATGGCAGCGATTGTGGCAGCACTGATCGCAGCAGGCTACATACCTAAAGCAAAGAGCGATGAATCAGCAGACAATTAGAGATACGGTGTACAAGGTAACTCACAGAACAATAAGTTTTGATACTTCGGTAACTACTGGATCAGTTGTTGATTCGGCTGTTGAGGTTGTTGCTGTTGTTGAAGTGCCAAAGATTGAGATGCCGATAGTTGAGAAGCCTCAGTTGACTGCATTCGATTCGATCCAACCTTGTAACATATTATTGGTTAGCACAGTTAAAGCAGAGCCGTTGACCTTTGTCGATGTAAGATCAAATCAAAAGAATGAGCCAATGCCTATGAATTTAGATATACCGATCAACGGAATTGTCCTTGCCTTTACGATGGCAATAACCGTTCAATATCTTGTAAACAGTCAAGGTGCTTGGAGGTCATTGATCAATAATATTCGCAAGGAGATGGCTTAATTATTTGTTATGCCTTATCTTTGTGGTATGGCATCACTGCACATTCTTGAATCTTCAATAGATTTATTCTACGTAATAGCTGATGAGCAGGGGTTAATACTCACGTCCAATGATTTATTCAGGGAATATTGCAGCCATCTGAAACCTAAAAACATTCTCGATATTGCCTCCAATGAATCTGATCGGGATGAGTTCTTGGCAATCATTGAAAAGTCAAAAGCTAAATCGCCCGATCCTTTACGGGTGTATGTTCGATCAAAGCAGAAGATCGGATCAGAGAGGTACTCAATGTGGAATGTATATTCCATCTTGGGTTCTTTGCATTTTATAGGCATCCCTTTAGTTGATGTTACGAGCATCACTGCCCATGACTACGAACGTCAGAAGATGCTTCTCGAAGAGTTCCGCTTTCTGCTATCTCACGAACTTAGACAGCCATTGACTTCCATTGGTGGCTTGGTCAGCATGATGATGGAGCATAAGGAGGCAACCGAAAGAGAGAAGCAGGAGATTATGAATATGATTGCTGACAGTGTGCAGCGATTGGATGAATCAATTAAATTGCTTGTCAAGAAAGCAACTCGACAGCTATAACAATTCGATTATGATTGAAGCATTGATTGACTTGCCTAAGACTGACCGAGAATGCGATGAGAGGCTGATTGCTGTTGTTGCTTCTTATGTGATCGAGAAAGGTATGCCGTTCAATGTGGCGATTAATATCTTGAATGATAACATCAGGGATCAAGGCTGCATGCTTATTCACCTCAACAAACTCATTCAACTTGTCAACTATGGATAATGTAAAGCCATCAACAGCAGTGATGTTGACCATCATCGGGCTGTTGCTTTTTTTATTGGTTCGCTCTTGCAGCTATAACCGAGAATTAAAGAGCCTAAATGCTGATGCCTTTGAAACAAATCAGATATTCACTAAGCGCAAGACTGATGATTCGCTGATCATCTACACCCAAGCCTTGCAGATCAACGCTAATGAGCATGAGTTGGATAAGGTGAAGGAACAGTTAGAGATGGCTAAGGTGGATCAGGCGGTGAAGATCGAAACAAGAACCATCTACAAGACTGAGTTCAAGGTTGGCGATGTGGTGTATGTCGATAGCTTTCCGCATATCAAGTTACCTCGCACGTTCCACAAGATAGAAAGATGGTTGGAGATAGGAGGGCGAATTAACCGCTTAGGCTTCATTCAGATCGATTCTTTAATCATTCCTGCATCTTATACAGTAGCAATCGGAGATACGCTGCGAGAGGGCTTTATTTCAAAGATTCTTAAAAGAACAGATCCCGTAGTTCGTATTGGTGTGGACAATCCCAATATCAACTTAACTGGCATGCGTAACGTGGTGGTGAGGCAAGATAAAAAGTGGCATCAAACCACTGCCGCCAAAATCGGGGCAGGCATATTGATCGGCTTCGGGGTGATGAAGCTCGCAACTCCTTAAAGATTTATTGAAATTAATTGAATTGATTATCAGCGAGTTATGCAATTTAACGCTGGTAGTTTGTTATTTTGTTGTTTTGTGTATTGCAGAATCAAAATAAGGTTCTACATTTGTCAAACCAAAACACACAATTCAAACCTATTCAAGCCATGATAACAGCAATCCATTTTTACGAAGATTCTTATTGCTTCAATTCAATTACTACTGAATTGAATGTAAGTCCTGATTTTATTGAAATGAAACTGGCAAAGCAATATGAATACAGACCAACAAATGAAAGTTTATGGGCAACTATAACACAAGGCTCAAAAGAAATTGCTCGCTATGAATTTATTTTTGGTCAAGGATTAAATCAAATTTTATTTAACTGACACAATCGGGCGGCTAACTACCGCCCATATTTTCCCACCTCTTACACCTTAAAACAATGACAGCAAAAACATTATTCCGCAACATCGAATCTACCGAGTTCTTCCACTACGATCACCTCGCAGGAGTGCTGACAATCGTAATCAATGACGGATGCCGCAAGGGCATTATGACAAGATGCGACAGCCAAGCATCAGCACTGCCAAGACAATTCCATAAGGAGTTCAGATATGGCGTGCCAAGTGAGATCAGACTATTTGAATCTTGCACCATTGAAGAGTATCATCTTGCTTATTGCAGCGCAGTGGACACCATGCACGAGGTAGTTGTCGAATCTTTACAAGCGTAATCTTTAACCCTTTAATATTTCAGCAATGAAAGCACCAGTTAACAGCGGATCATCCGCCAACAAGCAAATCGCCCCTGAAGGCACGCACGTAGCACGCTGCTACCAGATCATCGACAAGGGAACAACCTTCGATGAGAAGTGGCAAAACAGAAAGCGCAAGATTCAATTCATGTTTGAACTGCCGATGGAGTTGGCAGTATTCAACGAGGAGAAAGGCGAGCAGCCATTCTATGTAAAGACAGTGTTCAACCTGAGCATGGGTGAGAAAGCATCGATGCGAAAGTTTATTGAATCATGGTTCGGCAAGAAGATGACCGACAAGCAATCAGCCGACTTCGAGATCTTCAGTTTGATCGGTGCGCCCTGCATGATCAACGTAGTTCACAACGGCAAAGAGGATCGCACCTATGCCAACATTATGAGCATATCGCCAATGCCTAAAGGTATGCAATGCCCTCCTGCGGTTAATATGCCGATGTGCTACGACACCACTGCCCATGATGAGCAAGTGTTTATCATGCTCCCTGAGTTTATGCAGGAGGATATTAAGAAAAGCGATGAGTGGTTATCAAGACAATCGCAATCTGCGACAAGTTGGTCTAAGCCTAACTATCCGACTAACAACTTCCAAACGGCTAACACTAACGGGGCAGGATTGACTGATGATCTTGATGCGCTGTTCGGTACTTCAGACGATAAAAATCCATTCTAACCAACAACAACCAAAAAAGGCAGGGATCATCTCCCTGCCCTTATCAACCTAAATAAACATGAACAGCATCGCAAAGATAACAATTCCAGTTGAGAAGATTTATGCAGCCATTAATTCTGCTGATGTACTCAACGCCCAATCGATCATTGAACGCAACAGTGTAGCTGACGAGGCTAACAGCGTGCGAAATGTAACAGAATATAACAGCATGGCAGCAGCCATCAAGCAAGTCAATGATG